GATGGTCGGTATATCGTGCCGCAGTGCTAGTGACACACGTAAGTGACCGTCTACCAGGTGACCGGTGTTCCTGTTGACAATGACGGGCGCAATAAAGCCTATGTCGTCCAGCACGCCTGAGAGCGCAATCTGCTGGTTCTTGCTATGCACACGCCAGTTCTGTGGATTGGCAAGCAGTTGGTCGGGCGATTCTTCGGTGTATCCAACAATCCGGTTTGCCCAATTCTTAGGGACGCCGGCAGGTTTCTTTTCTTTCGCCATCTCGTCCTCACATATGCTACAATCACAGCGTGTTGAACTCTCAGACAACACTTCCTGGGAAAAAGCATCCGACGCTGGGCAGAACCGTCGGATGCTTTTTATTGTCTAAATTCCGCTTCCGTCAAGATGTTGCACCTCACTCGGTGCTGCAACCTCAGGAGTTGGTGTTTCTGGTTGGTACACGCTGGGCTGCGACGCTTCGACCAGGTACTGATTCGAGATACTTCCCTCAAACTCGGTAATCAGTGCTTCAACCACCGACCGGTCAAAGACATACTCGTTTTTCTCAGAGTCATACGTGCTAGTGTACGAACCAATAAACATGCCTCTAGGCTGTTTCCACAGTCCGATGAACGCTCCTTGGTTGTTGCGTACCGTCGTGTAGAGCAGCCAGTGTACTTGACCTGAACTCTGGTCGATGCTCGCCTTCATAAGCTCGTACGTGGTCACGGTGCTCTTGATAAGCCATACGTACTGATTGTGCAAACTCCACAGCATAGCAACTCCTATTTGATAATTGAGCGAATTTCTTGTGCCGCATAATTCTTGAGGACGGTTTTGTACAGTGCATTCATGGTCAATGCAGCGGTCCAGGTGCTCCTGCACGATGTGAGGTCAACGGTGACACCGTAGTCCTGTAGTGGTGTGTATATCTTGCCCACAAACGCCCGTTGTGACTGCAAGTACAGAATATCAAGACGGATGTTGGTGTCCACCTGTCTGCGTGCCAAATAAAACATTCCATTCCCTTGCGCCCATCCAGCAGGAAGTAATTCAGCTTTCATCGAACCATCCTAACTTTTCTGCACGAACTTCTGCAAATTGAACTGCAACGTCTCGAGAAGCACCAAACACCGTCTTGTTGGTAATCATGTCGTTGTCAACGTCGGTGATGCTAACATACCACTCTTTGGTCGGTGCGTCGCCTGCGTACTTTGGCGTAATGGTAATGGAGCTCCCCGAAGGGAACTCCTTTACTAAATTCAATCCTTGCTCTTGCCACTTCATTAGAAGCACCGAGCCAGTTTCAAAGCCAGCTCACAAGCGTTCGTCCAGTCACTTGCCAAGAAGGCAATGTGTGCCAATTCCAGTTCGTCGCCAGACTCTTCGCTGAAGGGATTGCTCACCTTGCTCACCGACCATTGCGTCTCGGAGTATGCACCACGACCAAGGTAATTTGGTGCGACGCTCAGGACAACGTTGTCGCCCAGGTCGAATGAAGCTTCACCGAAGTCTACGAACGACCAGCCGTCTGGCAATGTGTGCAGTTCGTTGTTCTCGTTTTCCCAGATGTTGTTTGCGTTGCTCATGTGTTGCTCCTTCATTTGTTCTCTTAACCTGTCACCATTATAGCACATCTGTCATGCAATTTATAGACTTTTGCATGAGAGTCAGATGAGAGGATTACTCCTGCTCATCTTCTCTTTCCACCCAGTCTTCACAAACTTCATCCCAGATAAACCGTTCATGAAATTCGTCCTGGTCTTTTTCAATCATCTCACGAAACTCTTCTGCGCTCATGTTGTTGTGCATATTCAGCCTCCTTCATTTGTTCTATATATATTAGACGACAAAGTATATAATTTGTTGCAAGAGTTAGGTAAGAGTCAGATGAGAACAATATGCTTGTTCAACGGCTGCTCGTGCACGATATCATCCTTCGCAACATCCCACACCGTGACAAAACCACGGTTGTCGTTCTGCATCTCGAAGGACTTGGCAATTGCCATCGCCTCTTCAATCGAATCAACAAACGTCACGCTGTGCATCCGAATCTCACGGTCCTGCACCATCACAATCTCAACTTCTACTTTGAATTTTGGCATATTCAGCCTCCTATTTCTCTGCATGCTCTGACTCGAACCAGGCGTTCATCTCACGGTCGTAGGTGTCGCTGCTCATCTGCTTGATTTCCTCTGCAACGTAGCAGGTCGTGCAGATTGCGTCACGGATGTCTGTCAACTCACCACACCACTGGCACTCATGTTTGTTGTTCATCGCTGTCTCCTTACTCATCAACCTATATATATTATACGACAAAATATACAATGCGTTGCAGAAAAGAGTCTGTTTTCGATGAGAGAATGATGAGAATTATGCTTTGCAATATAATATGCGTAGGCACTCGCAATAAAGGGGGACCGCAAATGAGCATTATGAACGACAAGTGGATTATGGAGCAGGCGGCGGCAGGGATGATTGACCCGTACGCTGCGTACCAGGTTACCAGTGACAAAGACAACAATCGCCTCATCTCCTACGGAGTCAGTTCCTTCGGGTACGACATGCGTGTGGCTGACGAGTGGGCTATCTACGACCCGCAGAGCGGGCATCAGCGGCACGTGATTGACCCAAAGAATCTGCCAAACACGTTCTCGTGGAAAGCCAATGACATTCTCATCGAACCAAACAAGTTTGTGCTGTGTCGGTCGTTGGAGCGCTTCAAGATTCCTGAGGACGTTGTGTGCGTGGTTGTCGGCAAAAGCACGTACGCTCGCTGCGGGCTCATCGTCAACGTGACACCGCTCGAACCAGGCTGGGAAGGGCATATCACCATTGAGTTGAGCAACACCGCTGAGTATCCTATTCGTGTGTACGCCAACGAAGGGATTGCGCAGATTCTCTTCTACAAGGGTGAACGACCTGCAACAACATATGCCGACCGTCATGGTAAGTACCAGAACCAGGTGGGTATCGTCCTGCCTCGGATGAAAGATTAGTCATGTACACAGAACAATATGCAGTCATTGGTATCATCTACCTGCGCAACAAGTGGGGTAAGTAATGGAACGATATACGCTACACACCGGTGATTGCCGTAATGTCATGACCACTATGGATTCTGAGTCCGTTGACGCTATTGTCTGCGACCCTCCATACGGGCTGTCATTCATGGGAAAAGGCTGGGACCATGGTGTTCCAGGGGTAGAGTTCTGGGTGGAAGCATTACGTGTGCTAAAACCAGGCGGTCACCTTATCGCCTTCGGTGGTACTCGGACCTATCATCGATTGGCGGTGGCTATCGAGGACGCTGGCTTCGAGGTGCGAGACTGTCTCATGTGGTTATACGGCAGCGGGTTTCCGAAGTCGCACGACGTATCGAAGGCGATGGATAAACAGGCGGGGGCGGAGCGGGATGTGATTGGAGAATCGAAATCTGGTATAGCCAGCAGTAAATCAACATTTGGAGATGATAATTGGAAGGGAATTGGTCAAAGCACCTACTCAATCACCGCCCCCAGCACCGACCTCGCCAAACAGTGGCAAGGCTGGGGCACTGCGCTGAAGCCCTCATATGAGCCAGCCATCCTCGCACGCAAGCCGCTACGGGGCACGGTGGCGGCCAACGTGGCGCAATGGGGAACCGGTGGGCTCAACATCGACGGGTGCAGGGTGGCGACAGATGAAAATCTAAACGGTGGCTCATATGGCAACACATCAAGAGAAAATGACCAATATTTCAATGGCAAAAAACCAGGCGGTGCAGGTCAATTCATGCAACCGTCGGGTCGCTGGCCAGCCAACGTCATCCTCGACGAGGATGCAGCGGCGGCGCTGGATGCGCAGAGCGGGGTAAGTGCCTCCGTGGCATCAATCCGCAAAAAAGCAGGGCAATCAGTAGGGAACAAATTGACGCTTAATAACTATCAAATGAATACTGATAACGTTGGTGGTTACTCCGACTCCGGCGGCGCTTCTCGATTTTTCTACACGGCGAAGGCATCGAGGTCGGAGCGTGAAGCAGGTCTCGACGGGGTGGAATTGCAAAGTATTGGTGCCAAGGGTAACGGACTCGGCAGAACGTGCGAAGTATGCGGTGCTTCCGTGCTCGAAGGTTGCGCATGCGATAACCGCACATACAGCAATCAAAAAAGAGCCAACCATCACCCGACCGTTAAGCCCATCGCCTTGATGCGGTACATGATACGCCTCGTCACGCCAAAGGGTGGCATTGTGCTTGACCCGTTCATGGGAAGTGGCTCTACTGGATGCGCTGCAATGCTTGAAGACATGCAATTCATCGGTATTGATATTACGCCTGAGTACGTGGAGATAGCGCAAAAACGAATTGCGCACTGGGCGGCACAAGAAAAACAAACGCAGTTACCGCTAGAGTGAACATTGCTCTTGACGCTACTCGTACAATCTATCTAAGAGTACTAAGAGGCAGATATGACAACACCACCAGTCTACGTGATTACTTCAAAACCGGTTGTCGGCACTGCGGTTAACTTTGCTGCACAACAAACAATCACCGCAGTCATTCCGTCGGGTACAGCAACAAGCACCGCTATTGACATGACCGACCCGTCTTTGTACGGGTACACTCCAGCAGTGGTTGTGTTGCCTGCTGCGTGGACAACTGCCACTCTTAGTATTGAAGTATCGTTTGACGGTACAACGTGGAGCGATTTACATCAGTGGACAGTAGGTGCTTACACGACCAGCGCTGCACTTATTGCAGGTGATGCTGCATCGATGAATAACTTACCATTGAAAGGTGTGCCGTACTGGCGCATTGTTTCTGGTTCGCATACCGTTCCAGTGAATCAAGTTGCAACACGCACGCTTCAAATTTTATTGGTAACAATGTAATGGACGCACCACCATCAAAACAACCAACAAGGAATGCACGCATGTCAGACATCAGCGTAACCGTTGCCGAGCGCCTAACAAAGATTGAGACGCTGGTAGAGCAGGTACTTACATCTCTCGAACGTGTGTTCACCGAGTTCAAGTCTGTTGAAGACCGTTTTCGTCAGTATGAGACAAAACTTGAGGCAAAGAACGAAGCACTAGATAAGCGCCTGCGTGCATTGGAAAATCTGCGTGAGCGGTGGGGTGGTGTTGCCGCAATGACTGCTATTGTGTGGCCAATCATATCGTCTATCATTGTGGCGCTCGTTATTAAGTTATACTTGAAGTAATCAACACTGCCAATATCTCCGCCCTGCTGACCGCCAGCAGGGCATTTTTGTTGCTGTTCGTCGTATGCTGTACGCAAGAGGACTGAAGGAGCACGTATGGGAACTCGAACCTATTCAAGACGAGGCGTACTCACTGCCGCAGGGCGTAGACGTGCAGGCTTGGAAGCAATTGATATCTTCGGTAATCCTATACCGGACCGAGCGCCCGTTGCGCCTCCGGTGGTTCCACCTGCTCCAGTTCCAGCGCCTCGAAACAACAGAGTGATATTCACGGGAGCAAATACGGCTGCCGTAGAAAATTCACTACGCATTCTTCAATCTGTGCCACTGAACGTCAAAGCAGCAAGAGAAGAAGCGTACATGATTGATGAGAATGGAAATGTACTATATAAAAACAATGGAGGAACAACTTTTGTTTCCATTGACCCACCATCATCGTTGCCGCTATCAGAGCAAGACCGGTTATGGAGTTTAGTTTCGCATATCACGCACAATCATCCAATCGTTCGACCCATCTCGGACACAGACATCGTTGGTTTGCTTTCCAAAGGACTCGAGTCTATACAGGCACGAACAAAACCAATGACACCGGAACAGCGAGAGTTTTTCAATTCCACGCTGGTAGCGCTTCGAGATTCTCCTGGCGCATTTGGCGGCACGCAAACTCCTGAATTAGCATCAATGGCTCGACAGTTTATTGACACTCTGCTTGCCAATCCTGATGCGCTCAATTTCACGTTTACGGTGGCACGACCAAAATTAGCAAACAAGATGCTTAATGCAACCGTCAACGGATTGAACTTCCGGAGAGGTGCGGCAGCAATGTTTCGAGATGTTCAAAAAATGATTTGTTTTCAAAACATCAATCAACTGTTCCGGAAAACAATTGCCAGTGCATCGCCACGAATGATTATAAATGGTGAAGCCAAGTTGATTAGGTGGGCACTGGATGCGGCTGAAATGATAGCACAACAGGCTTCGATTGCTGTGGCTATTGATAAATACAATCAACAGTACGGTGGAAACTTGACGTACGGCATACAAATGGACTAAAAACACGAACTCCTGCACGAGTTGAATGCAGGAGTAGCGTGCGATGATTGTCCTCTTCGGGGACAAAAAAAGTATAGCATAAAACACGTCACCCGCCAGCTCATCGCTTGGCGGGTCGTGTATACATTTAGTTTATGACATCCACCTTGGCGTTGGTACTCCCCTTTCCCTAAGCCTCCACACCACTGGTATGCCGTTCTAATGGGACAAAAAGACACTGCTGCTACGTATCAGCAATGTTCTTGGTGTCTCACAAAATCACGTAGGCAGAGTATAGCACAGACAATCCCCTTTGTCGTGGTGTGACAAAGGGGATTATCAGATGAATGTACATTCTATGTTGTTATGTAGCTGACGACGAAAGGTTGACCTTCCTTTCTGTTTTGAGGCTCATTCCTCTCGCCTATTGTACCTTTTTTTGTAATTCGGTCACGCCAATTGCGGCACCGGCTGCGAGGATAGCAGACAGGATTGCCTGCGACACGTTCTCACTGTTTAGCGGTACGCCTGAGGCTCCCAGCATTAACACACCAATGAGCACACTGAACAAGAGCGCCAGTGCAGGGAATACCCACTTCGGTGCATCCGGTGCCGCCATCTTGACCATATCGACCAGAATCTTTGCCAACGTGGTGATTGCCATTGCCTGCGTGATAAACATGTTCATGCTGTCCTCCTACAACTTTCCAGCGTCAATCAGGTCCAGTGTTTCCATCATCTCGGTCAACATCTTGCGTGCATCAGCCGTACTCTCAAGCCGGACAACATACGACATGCCTCGAAGCCCACGCTTGCGCTGTGTTGCCAACGTAATGGTACCGTCTGAGTCTTTGTCCATGTGCACCGTGTTGATGTAGTGTCCGTCTGCCCACTGCGTCTCGTACGCAGGTGTGGTCAAGTTCTCAGTCAGTTTCATAGCGTCTCCTTTAGTCTACGGCACCGGATAACTGGACAACGTGCAAGATGGGTGATTCGCTTATGAGCCCTGCGGATACTACGGTCATTGTTATAGCCACACTTGGGATTAATGTAACTTGCACCGTATTACCCGCAGTGAAATAACGAGTTATCGTTGCTCCTTGTCTGGCATTTGAAAAGGTGCTTACTGCCATATCAAGAACACTTACGCCATTTATTATTAGTATTGCCCGTGCTGTGTGCAATGCGGAAGAATTGTAATTGAGAGAAAATGTATAGTACCCCGAGTCAGGAATGTTGACAACTCCACCGCCCGCCGTTGTAAATCCATTGTTGCGTGTTATCGCTTGCCAAACCACAATTGTGCCAGGGGAGACTGCAATGCTTTGGTTTGTTGTCCGAGTTAACGTTATTTGCTTCATGCGTCTTTACTCAACTGAAACTTGTTGTTCCTCTGCGCCCGCAGTTTGACAATATCCGATATGCGTCGCTCTGCCTCACGGTCGATGAGGTACGACAGAATCTCCGACCTGCTAATTTGCATGAGCATCATAAGTTCTTCCAGACGCCGTGCCGTACTCACCGGAAGCGTGATGGTTGTTCGTAGCAGACGCTCTGCCTTCTTGACTCCTTGAACCATGTATTTCCCCCTTAGTTTCTGATGGAGGGGTCAGTACCGTTGTTCTGCCCCTCCGTCAGAATATCAATTGCGCTCTTCACATCAAACAGCAAGTCATTGCCGACATCCGCCATAACCAGCAACATGTTCCGCATCTGCGACAACGCTTTGATTGGTGAGTTAGACTCACCGGTAAACGTCACATTGGATTCCGGTTCACCGAGTGAGATAGCCCACACATACGTTTCGTTGTATTCCACCAGTTCCGCTTGAAAGTAGACACTTTTTTCAAGGTGTCGAGTGACCTGAAGCAGTTTCTCTGGTGGAAGTCTTTTCATTACTTGCCGACCACGTTCTTGACAAACGTTGCGTCGTCCGTGATGTACGCCTGTACCTGTGGGTCAGGTGACGAACCATTGACAAAGCCAAGACGGATAAGGTAGTTGACATCCCAAATCTTGGACCAGACAATGTCCTGAATCTGCTGTGGCGTCAACTGCTGTGCCGCAAGTGACTTTACCTG